TCGCAGCGAAGAGCCCGCGATCGGTCTTGACGAACCGGCTGCCCTTGCCCTTCTTGGCGATCTCGCGGATCATCGCGGCGTAGAGCGTGGCATGCGGGGTCTTGCCGGTGGTTTGCCAGCCCGCGGCGATCGCGCGATCGGCGATAGCCTTGGCTTGCAACGGCTCCTTCGCCTCGGCGAGCACCTTGGCGGCCAGGTCGAGTCCGCTGATGCGTTTGGGCTTGTGTGGGGTGGCCGCGTCGTTGGGCCGTGTCGCGTTCTTGGCGGGCTTGGCCTTGGTGCTTGCCTTGGGCGTGACTTTGGCGACAGTCGCGGCCGTGTTGGCCCGTGCGGGCTTCTTGGCCGTGGTCTTCTTTGCGGATGTTTTCTTTGCTTGCTTCGTCATGTCATTTCCTTTCGAGTTGGGATGGTCAACCGGTTACGCCCGGTTGGTGTGAATGGTCGGATTGGTTGGCGAACTCGGAGCGGGCTGACGGTTGGCTTCTTTGCAGGCGTGCGTGCGTCCTTGGCGGTATCCGGTGTGCAGGCCTTCGTGGTACGCGGCTTCGAATACCGCTTCGACGAGTTCCCGGATGCCCCACACGCTGGTCTCGAAGAAGTCGTCGCCGGTGTTAGTCGTATCAAGCGAGTCGCGGAACATCGCCTTGCGAGCGGTTTCGATGGCTTTGTCCATCGCGTCTTGTTTGGCAATCGCGTCGAGGCTGCGTGTGGGGTTGGTCGTCATCGTTCGGTTCTCCTTGGCTGGCGTACATTCGCCTTCCGTGTGACACATGAAGCCATGAAAACGACCAGAATGGAAGGCCGTTGGGCCTTTATTTGCAGATGTTTTCGAGATTCTGGCACACTCTGGGCGACATGTGGGCAAGTCATGCTAGGAGGTGCGACATGACTCCCGAACATGCGCCTAGTTCCGATGGGACGCCTCGATTGAACCCGGCCGCCATGACGGTCGAAGACGCGGTCAAACTGCTCACCAAAGCGGGAGGTGTACGCATTTCCGAAGCGCAGATCCGCATGGATATCGAAGCTGATGCGCCAACAAACGCCGACGGCACGGTCAACCTCGTGCACTACGCCGCGTGGTTGGTGCGTGAGATGGCGACGGGAGGGGCGATCATTGGCGATTGATCCGCGTCAACTCAGACCCAGCGAGTTGTGTCAGTTGCTCAACTCGACGCCGATCGGCGAGGTGATCGGCGAGCGGCAGCTGCGTCGGCATCGCACGCGGGCGGGGTTGCGCATCGCGGCGAACAATGAGCCGCAGCGGGTTGATCTGCTGCGCTATGTCGCGTGGCTCATCAATGAACGCCACAAGCCCAAGCCAGAACCCGAAGGATTGACGGGCTACGACGCGCAGCGTGAGCGGGCGTTGGCGCGGAGCAAGGCCCAGTCGCTCTCGGGACGGGACATTGGTGATCTGCCCGAGGTCGTCGATCCTGATCGCAAGGCGATGGCTCAAACCAGTTTTCAGTTCTTCTGCGAAACCTACTTCAAGCAGACCTTCACGATGGCGTGGTCGGACGACCACTTGAAAGTCATCGCCAAGATCGAGCAGGCGGTGCTTGAGGGCGGGTTGTTTGCGATGGCGATGCCTAGAGGAAGCGGCAAGACAACGCTGTGCGAGATCGCGTGTTTATGGGCGATCTTGATCGGGGCTCGTGGGTTTGTTGCGTTGATCGGGGCGGATGAAGATCACGCCGCCAACATGCTCGATTCGATCAAGGCCGAACTCGAGAACAACGAGCTGCTGCTCGGCGACTTTCCCGAAGCGGTGTACCCGATCCATCAACTTGAAGGCATCCATCAACGCGCCAGCGGGCAGCTGTATCAGGGCACGCAGACGCATATCGGTTGGACAGCCAAGGAAATCGTGCTGCCAACGATGCCTGGCTCGAAGGCATCGGGTGCGATTATCCGGGTCGCCGGGATCACCGGGCGCATCCGAGGCATGAAGCACAAGCGGCCCGACGGGCAATCAGTCCGCCCATCGTTGGTATTGATCGACGATCCGCAAACAGATGAGTCCGCTCGGTCGCCTTCGCAGTGCGCCACGCGTGAGCGGATTCTTGCTGGTGCGATTCTCGGGCTTGGCGGGCCGGGCAAGAAGATCGCGGGGTTGATGACGATCACCGTCGTGCGTCCCGATGATATGGCCGACCGATTGCTCGATCGTGATGTGCATCCGCAATGGCAGGGCGAGCGGACGAAGATGGTGTATGCGTTCCCGACCAACGAGGCGTTGTGGGCAAAATACGCCGAGATCAGAGCGGATGGATTACGCAACGATGCAGGGCTCAAATCCGCGACAGCCTTCTATGGCAAGCACCGCGAGGAGATGGACGAAGGCGCGATCATCGCGTGGCCCGAGCGGTTCAACCACGACGAGTTGTCGGCCATCCAACACGCGATGAACCTGAAATACCAGAACGAAGCGGCGTTCTGGGCGGAGTATCAGAACGAGCCACTCCCCGAGAACGAGCCCGACGATGAGTTGCTCACCGCCGAGCAGATTGCGGGCAAAACCAGTGGCATGAAACGCGGCGAAGTCCCGATCGGCTGTTCGCACCTGACCATGTTCATCGATGTGCAGGGCAAGGCGTTGTACTGGTTGATCGCAGCGTGGGCAGATGATTTCACAGGGCACATCATCGACTACGGCACCGAGCCAGACCAGAAGCAGCAATACTTCACGCTCCGTGGGATGAAGCGAACACTCTTGACGGCATCGCCACGAGCCGGGCAAGAAGGCGCGATCTACGCTGGGCTCGAATGCCTCACCGAGGCGATGCTCACCAAAGAATGGCGACGCGACGACGGAGCAATGGTGCGGATCGATCGCTGCCTGATCGATGCCAACTGGGGTGCATCGACCGATGTTGTCTACCAGTTTTGCCGACAGAGCAAGTTCGCCAATGTGTTGTTGCCGAGTCACGGGCGATATGTTGGCGCGAGCAGCATCCCGTTCAGCGAGTACAAACGCAAGCGCGGCGATCGCGTCGGGCATAACTGGCGGATTCCCAATGTCGCGGGCAAACGAGCCGTTCGGCATGTGGTCTTCGATACAAACTACTGGAAGTCTTTCATTCAATCCCGACTCGCTGTCCCGATGGGCGATCCGGGATGCTTGGCATTGTTCGGCCGGAAGCCCGACCTGCACCGGCTCCTCGCCGAGCATCTGACGGCCGAGTATCGGGTGAAGACCGAGGGACGAGGTCGAACCGTCGATGAATGGAAAATTCGCCAACCCGGCCTCGACAACCACTGGCTCGATTGCATCGTCGGGGCTGCGGTCGCCGCGTCGATGCAAGGGGCGATGCTCTTTGGAACCGATCGAAAGGTTGCAACGAAGCCTCGGCTGCGGCTTTCTGAACTTCGGGGACGCACACGATGAAATCGAAGAAAGAAGAGCGAGGTATTCGCTGTCCGAATTGCGGATGCGGACATTGGCGTGTGCTCTACACGCGAGGTGCTCTTGGGCAGCGACTGCTGCGTAGGCGAGAGTGCCGACATTGTGGCAAACGGATCACAACTTACGAGAGCACGACGGCCCAAAACTGACACAGGTTCTACATGCGTAATGATTTGGTCGCGCTGCATATGACATCGGCGAGAATCAGGCGCGAGCGGGTAATCAACTTGTAGTCAGCGTGTCGGCTGGCTCGGAGTAGGCCCCATGCCCGATGATCTCGAACAAAACATCAAAGACAACGCTGCTGGCCCAAAGCGGGCGCAGGGTGATGCTGGGAGTGTTGAGCAGCACTCGCTCAAGGATCAGATCGAAGCCGATCGGTATATCTCAAGCAAAGAAGTCGCATCGAATCCTGCCAAGGCAGTACGGTTCACTCGGCTGATTCCTCCCGGCGCGGGGGGTGCGTGATGCGGTGGGTGTTTCGTGCCAAAGCTGCTTCTGCTGATTCGAGGCCACTGACCCAGACCAAGGGCGGCGTCATCCGTCGGATGATCCGTGCTGGATTTGATTCTGCAGCGACCAACGACGGCAATCGTCGTCACTGGATGCATGCCGACGGCTTGAGTGCCGACGCGGCCGCATCGCCTGAGGTGCGACGCATCCTGCGGAACCGTGCTCGATACGAAACCGCCAACAACTCGTACGCCAAAGGGATTGTGCTCACGCTCGCAAACGATGTCGTCGGCACCGGGCCTCGGCTGCAATTGCTCACCGATGACGAACTCGGCAACGCCCGGCTCGAACAGGCCTTCGCTGCTTGGAGCAAAGAGATCGGGCTGCCCGAAAAACTCCGCACCATGCGCATGGCTCATGCCACCGATGGCGAGATGTTCGTTGTCCTCACCAGCAATCCCAATCTTCGATCACCGATCAAACTCGACCTTCGGCTCATCGAAGCCGATCAGGTGACCACGCCCGACCTCTCGATCCTTGATGATGGAGCCGTTGATGGAATTGTCTTCGACTCGTTCGGCAATCCGGTCGAATACCACATGCTCAAGGGGCATCCGGGCGATGCACGCACCGGGTTCCTCGGGATCGAATACGACCGTGTGCCTGCTGAGTCTGTGATTCACTATTTCCGCGCGGATCGCGCAGGACAGAGTCGTGGGATTCCGGACATTACGCCTGCGCTGCCACTCTTTTCACAACTCCGTCGATTCACACTCGCCGTGCTCGGTGCTGCCGAGACTGCGGCGGACTTTGCGGGCATTCTCTATACCGACACACCCGCCAACGGCGAGGCGGAATCCGTCGAACCGATGGACGCGATCGAACTTGAAGCACGATCATTGCTCACGATGCCCGGTGGCTGGAAGATGTCGCAGCTTCATGCCGAGCAACCAGCGACCACCTACGCCGAGTTCAAGCGGGAGATTCTCAACGAGATCGCCCGGTGTCTCAACATGCCGTTCAACATCGCGGCGGGGAACAGCAGCGGATACAACTACGCCTCGGGTCGGCTCGACCATCAAGGATATTTCAAGAACATCCGTGTCGAACAGGAGCACCTTGCGTGCTCGGTGCTCGATCGTATTCTATCGGCGTGGCTCGATGAAGCCGTGCTTGTTTCTGACTTGATGCCGCTCCGGCTGCGAACACAGATCGCCTCGGGCGTGGGTGTGTCGCACCAATGGTTCTGGGACGGGACCGAGCATGTCGATCCGGCCAAGGAAGCCAATGCGCAGGCAACACGGTTGTCCTCCCACACCACAACGATTGCCAACGAATACGCCCGTCAAGGGCGCGACTGGGAAACCGAACTCCGCCAGCGGGCCAAGGAAGTGGCGTTTATGCAGGAACTCGGATTGCAGGACGAACGCATCGAGCGGTTGACCCCGGCGGCCAACAGAACAAACGGGGAGAACAACGATGAAGACTAAGCACCTGCTCAATCTGGCAGCTCCGATCGAGCAATGGACTGAAGCGAGTGGTGCAAACTCGGACAACGCGCCGAGCTTGCGCCGGTTCTCGATGGTTGCCTACACCGGCGGGCCGATGATCCTCGCGGGTTGGGCACATCCAGTCGTGGTCGATCTGGCTGGGATGGAGATCGCGGGCGGGCAGATCAAGAGCCGCCCGATTCTCAAAGATCACAACCGATCGCTGATCGTTGGGCATACCGAATCAATCCGCATCGAGGGCAACCAACTGCTCGTTTCGGGTGTGATCTCTGGGGCCGGGGCGGTTGCCAAAGAGATCATCGAGAGCAGCCGAAACGGGTTCCCCTGGCAGGCATCGCTTGGCGCGGTGTCCGGACAGATGGAGTTCGTGCCCAAGGGCAAGAAAGCGATGGCCAACGGACGAGAGTTCGCCGGGCCGGTTCATATTGCACGCAAATCAATGCTTGGCGAAGTGAGCTTCGTCGCACTGGGTGCAGACGACAACACGAGCGCGAGCGTCGCCGCTGCTCGATCAAATCAAATCAACAGCAAATCAGCACACATCGTCAAGGAGGACGACATGACATTCACTCAATGGCTCGAGGCAAAGGGGTTCGATCCCGAGACGCTCACCGAAACACAGACGACCAATCTTGAGGCGATGTTCAAAGCCGAGCAGGCCCTACCAACCGGCAAGGATGCCGATGGTGGAGATGGTGGAGGTGGTTTGGGGGGGGCGGGGGGTGACACGGATGTCATCGCCCGCCTCCGGGCTGAGACCGCTGCGGAAACCACACGCATCTCGGCGGTTCGGCGTATTTGTGCTGGAAAGCACGATGTGATCGAAGCGAATGCTATCGCTGAGGGCTGGGATACCAACCACACCGAACTCGAAGTCCTCCGAGCCCAGCGACCGACCCTGACCCGTGGCGGTGTTCGCAAAGACGCGGATCAAGCACAATCGGGCCGAGCCATCGAAGCGGCCATGTGCCTGTCGGCGGGGTTGCCCGAATCACAGGTCGGCAAGTGGTACGACGAGAAGACCATGAACGCGGCGGTCGCACGCGATCTGCAAGGGGCCGGGCTCCACACGCTGATCTATGAGACGATCCACGCAGCGGGCGATCATGTCCGACCAGGACGCATTGATAACGAGACAATCCGGGCAGCCTTCGCAGCCAACGGACGCTTGCTCCAGGCGGCGGGTGGCGGCGGGTTCAGCACGGTTTCGCTCTCGGGCATCCTATCCAATGTCGCCAACAAGACCATGCTCGCGGCGTACAACGCGGTCGAGAGTGTGGTCGCCCAGTTCAGCGCCGAGACGGATGTGAACGATTTCAAAGAAGTGACCCGCTATCGGCTCACCGGAAACGGCGTCTTTGAGAAGGTCGGCCCCGACGGCGAACTCAAGCACGCTGGTTTGAGCGAACAAGCATTCACCAATAAGGTCGAAACCTTCGGGCGGATGATCTCGCTCACCCGCCAGATGATGATCAACGACGATCTGGGTGCGTTCCTTCAGATTCCGCGTTTGATCGGGCGGATGTCGGCGCTCAAGCGTGAGGAAGCCGTCTTCGAGCTGCTGCTCTCCAACCCTTCGAACTTCTTCGATGCGGCCAACAAGAACTTCCTCGCTGGCGCGGACACCGCGTTGTCGATCGACGCGCTGACCAAGGCCGAGCAGGTGTTCCTTGACCAGACCGATTCGGAAGGCAAGCCCGTCTTGCTCTCGCCATCGGTGCTGCTGGTGCCTTCGTCGCTCAAGGTCTCGGCGCAGGTGCTGATGACCGAAACCCGGGTCAACGAAGTCACCGACACCAACAAGCCCAAGCCAGCGGTCAATCCGCATGCGGGCAAGTGGAATCCGGTCGCATCGCCGTACCTCAACGCCCAAGGCATCAACGGAGGCAGCCCCAAGGCGTGGTACCTGCTGGCTAACCCAGCGGATGTCGCGGCCATCGAGATCGCGTACCTGCGTGGCAAGCGCACGCCCACGATCGAATCCGGTGAGACCGATTTCAACACGCTGGGCATGCAGTGGCGTGGCTACTTCGACTTCGGCGTGGCAATGCAAGATCACCGCGCAGCCGTCAAGAGCAAGGGCGAGGTGTAAGCCATGAAGCAAAGCAGGATTGACCCATGTCCCAGTTTCCACAAGACAACCAGATCGATAGCCATCAGCTCATCGATGAGGAGAACCCAATCATGACCGCAACATACATCCATGAAGGCAACTCGATCGACTACACCCCAACGGCAGATGTCGTTGCGGGTCAAGTCGTCGTCCAAGGCGAACTCGTCGGCGTGGCCAAGATTGACATCAAAGCCAATACGCTCGGCGCGTTGGCCGTCACCGGTGTATTCGACTTCCCCAAAGCAACCGGGGCGAGCACGGCAATCGCCCAGGGCCTCGATGTGTACTGGGACGACGCGACCAACGAGGCCACGGCGAACAGCGACACCGGCGCGAACAAACGCATCGGGCGAACCATCGCGGCGGCTGGTGACAACGACGCCGTTGTGCGTATTCGGATGAACCAGTAATGGCGGACATGCTCGAACAAGGCGCAAGTTGGTTCGATGACCAGCGACACCAGCACATGACGCGATCGGTGTCGTATGCGCGTGGGGTCAGCACCTTGGCTATCCAAGCGACGGTTGGCCGAACCGAGTTCGAGCAGGCGGATGACTTCGGCATCATGCACAAGACCGAGAGCCGGGATTACCTGATCCGCACGGCTGACCTTGTGCTCGACGGACAAACCACACTGCCCAAACGCGGCGATCTGATCCGCGAGACCGATGGCAGCACCACCGTCGTCTATGAAGTTCTCTCACCCGGCGACGAACCCGTGTTTCGCTATTCCGACCCATACCGCAAAGCCCTCCGCATCCACACCAAGCACATCGCCACGGAAACAAACCCATGAGCCAGATCAGCACACATCATCAACCAAATAATGGACGGGTTCGCTGGGCCGGGATCGGTTTGACCGCCTTGATCGGCGTCCTCGCCTTGACCGTCCAATGGGGCGTCGTCACAACCAAACTTGAGCAGGTCGGTCGGCAACTCGACACGCTCACCATTGAAATTCGCAGTATGCGAAGCGATCTGGTTTCGATCGAACGCCGGGTGTCGTATCTCGAAGGTCGATTCAACGGTCGGCCTCATGTTGCCGGAGGTGAACCATGAGCACACTCATCGCCATTGCCGACGCGGTTGTAGAATCACTCAATGCGGCAAGCTTGAACCAGCCACTCACCGCCGAGCGGCACTACCAGCCGGTGTTCGACCTGCCCGAGATGGCGGATCTGCATGTGTCTGTCGTTCCCAAGGGGATCGAAGTCCTGGCATCAAGCCGGAACCAGAACCAGCACGACTACACGATCGATATCGGCGTGCAGCAGAAGGTGGCTGACGACACCGAGGCCGATGCGCTCATGACATTGGCCGAGGAGATCGCCGATCACTTCCGGCTTGGGCGTGTGCAAGTCACCGGTATCGGCAGCGTGCCAGTGCTCAAGGTGGCGACCGAACCAGTCTTCGCACCCGAGCACCTCACCGAAAAGCGTTTGTTCACCAGCATCATCACTTTGACATTCCGGGTGCTCAGATGAACGCAGCGATTGGTATGCAAGTCAAGACCCGTTCGGACATCCCCAAGGTGCTCCGCAAGGTGCGGCGGGCGAATATCGAGAGTCTCGGACACGCGGGCGCATCGATCCGGCTCACCGCCAAACGCAGCATCCGCAAGAGTGCCAACCCGGCCGAGCCGGGCAAGCCACCCAAGACAAGGCGTGGACAACTCCGCAGCGCGATCCGCTTCGCCGTCGAGAAGAACAGGCAGCGCGTCGTCATCGGCCCCGACCACCGCATCGTCGGTCAGTCGGCGCGAGCGCACGAGTTCGGCGGACGATACAAGCGACAGCGATACCCAAAGCGGCCGTTCATGGGACCGGCACTCACCAAGACCAAAGACCGCCTGCCCAAGCACTGGGCAGGATCGATCAGATAGGAGATCATCATGGCCATCAAACTCGGCATGGACGCCGTGCTCAACTTCAAATCCGGAGGCGTCGGCGGGGCCGGTGCATGGACCGAACTCGCCAATGTCAAGGATGTGACGCTCTCGCTCGAAACGGGTGAAGCCGACATCACGACCCGCGCCAATGCGGGCTGGCGGGCGACCGTCGGCACGCTCAAAGAAGCGAGCGTTGAGTTCGAGATGGTGTGGGACACCGCCGACGCGGGATTCACGGCCATCAAGGACGCATTCTTCAACAACGCCGTCATCGGGTTGCAGGTGCTCGACGGACCCGCGGGCGAGGGGCTCGAAGCGGATTTCTCGATCACCAACTTCAGCCGAAGCGAGCAACTCGAAGAGGCACTCACGGTGTCGATCACCGCCAAGGTCACCTACGACGGCACCGCGCCGATTTGGATCTGATTGGAGACATGAATAATGAAAACTTTTCAAGACAACGCCGGACGCACCTGGACAGTGAGCATCACCATCGACGCGATCAAACGCGTCCGGGGCTTGCTCGATGTGGATCTGCTCGAAGTCGTTGGCGGCAAGCTGATCGACCGGCTCATCACCGACCCGGTGCTGCTGTGCGATATTGTCTACGCCGTATGCAAACCCGAGGCCGACGCGCAAGGTGTTAGCGATGAAGACTTCGGCAAAGCAATGGCGGGCGATGCGATCGAGCACGCCACGACGGCTTTGCTTGAAGAACTCGTGTCTTTTTCCCCGAGCCCGAGGGACCGGTCGAATCTGAAACGAGTCCTCGAAACGACCCATCGAGTGATGGACAAGGCAAGGGATCTGATCGAACAGCGGATCGAGAGCGGCGAACTGGATCGGATAGCCGAGGAAGCGTTGCAAGATCATGTGGGGGGGATGGGGGGTGTTGGCGATTCATCTGGCAACTCGCCGGTATCGTCGGCGTCGATCCCGCCACCCTGACGCTGCGTGAACTGGCTGCAATGGCCGAAGCGAAGCAACGCGACGAGTGGGCACGCACCAGTTCGCTCATGGCCCTGATCGCCAACGCCAACCGCGATCCCAAGAAGCACCGGGCGTTCAGGCCGAACGATTTCGATCCGTTCGCCGTAACGAATCACCCCAAACAGAAGGTCGATGTGAGCATCCTCAAGGACATCTTCATCGACGGCAAGTACAAGCAAACCCACCAGCGCAAGGAGGCGCACCCATGCAACACCGACATTACGCCTACGGCTTCGCACTCATCATGATCACCCTTTCGCTCGGGGCCTGCTCCGGGTTTGATCTCGGCGATATTGTCCGCGTCAAGACACCGAATCGCGTCCAGCAATCAACTGGGTTGGCGGCGACGACTTCGCTCAATGAAGCCGAGGATGAATACCGGGCATGGTTCGAGGAAACCCAACGCACCGGCTCGCAGTGGAAGTCCAACATCGAACGCGCCAGTGAGATTCGTGGCATCTTCAGTCAACTCACACTCTCGGCCCTTGACCAGATAGGCCCAACCGTTGCAGGCATACCCATGCTCGGTCCAGCACTCCCCGCGATGACCGGCCTCGTCGGCCTCTTCCTCGGCACCGGTCGCCTTCGCAAGGAGAAGGAATCGTCGTTCAACAAGGGGATGAAGGAAGGGCGTGTCGCTCCGCCGACCAACCCTACTCCACCATCGGGCACCATCAACACCTGATCGGAGAATCGCATGGCATCTGCACGCGGCATCCGAGCAGGGGCGGCCTACATCGAGCTCTACGCCAACGACAATCGCCTGGTGCGAGGGCTCAACCGCGCCCAGAAACGGCTCAAGGCGTTCGGGTCATCGGTTCAGCGGATCGGCGCTCGCTTGACCGGTATCGGCACCGGGCTCGCGGCGGGCTTTGCGATCTCGACGCGTGTGTTCGCGGGGTTCGACGACCGGATGCGTCAGGTACGAGCGGTCACCGGGGCGACTGAAGCACAGTTCCAGTCACTCCGCGAGGAAGCCAAACGCCTCGGGCGGACGACCTCGTTCACGGCGGGCCAAGTCGCCGAGGCAATGACCGAACTTGGACGAGCCGGGTTCAAGCCCGAAGCGATCTTGGCAAACACCGAGGCGGTCTTGGCATTGGCCCGCGCAACGAGCACCGACCTTCCCCGAGCCACCGAGATCGCAGGCGCTGCCTTGCGTGGGTTCAATCTTCCCGTCGCCCAGATGGCCCGCGTGACGGATGTGCTCACGGCCACCGCCAACGGCAGCGCCCAGACGCTCGAAGATCTGTTCGAGGCCATGAAACCCGTCGCCCCGATCGCCAACGAAGCGGGCGCGAGTATCGAAGAAACCGCCGCCGCGATCGCGGTGCTTGCCAACAACGGCATCAAGGGTTCACTCGCGGGCAACGCACTGGCTCGTGCCTACAAAAACCTCTCCAATGAATCCAAGCAAGCCGATCTGCGGAAGATTGGTATCGAAGCCGTCGATGCGCAGGGCAACCTTCGCCCGCTCGCCGACATTCTCAATGACCTGGCCAAGGCGACCAAGGGGCTTGGGTCGGCACAACGATTATCGATCTTCGAGACTCTATTCGGACGCGGTCAGGCGGCTGCCCTCAAGCTCGCATCATCCGCCGAGGCGTTCGATGAACTCCGTGACAAGATCACCAACTCCGCTGGGCTGGCGGTCAAGACAGCCGAGGAAATGGACGCAGGAATCGGCGGCTCGTTCCGTAAGTTGCTCTCGGCGGTCGAAGGCGTCGCGATTGCCATCGGCGAGGCGATCCAGAAACCAGTCCGCCGAGCAGCCGATGCGATCACCAAGATTTCGGGTTGGATCACCAATCTCATCAACCAGAATCGTCAACTCGTGGTCACCATCCTCAAGGTGACCGTCGCCGTAATCGGGATCGGCATTGCGTTGGTCATCGCCGGGGTTGCGATCGTCGCCATCGGCGCGGTGTTCGGTTCACTCGCCGCGATCATCACCGGCGTTGGCGCTGCGATCGGTGTCATGGGTACGGTGCTTGCCGCATTGCTCTCGCCGATCGGGCTGGTTGCCGTCGCGGTGATCGGTATCGGTGCCGCCATCTTGACCACCAGCGGTGCTGGCGGCGAAGCATTGTCATGGCTTGGCGAACAGTTCAACACACTCAAAGCCACCGTGACCAAGATCGTCGGCGGGATGTCTGATGCGTTGGCGGCCGGGGATATCGCACTTGCAGCCCAAATCCTTTGGCTCTCGCTCAAACTCGCGTGGGAGCAAGGCATCGCCGCGATCAATCAGGCATGGCTCAAAGCCAAACGATTCTTCATCAGCACTGCCCAGCAAATGTGGTTCGGAGCATTGGCTGCTGCTCAGATCGGGTTCCACGCCATCGAGGTTGCATGGATCGAGACGACGGCGTTCCTCTCCAAGACCTGGACCAACTTCGCCAGCGGCTTCAAGAAGATCTGGGAGACCGCGACTTCGTTCGTGGCTAAGCGGATGCTAGAAATCCAAGGGCTGTTCGATTCAACGCTCGATGTGAATGCTGCCAAGCAGGGCATCGATGACCAACTCGAAGCCCGGCTCAGCGAGATCGAATCGCAAACCAAACAGGCACTCGCCAATCGTGAACAAAGCCGCAATCGTCAACGGGATCGATCATCAAACGAAAACGAAGCCACGCTCGCCGAGATCGGGCGGCAGTTCGACGAGGCCCAGCAAGCCCTCGACGATCGCACCAACTCCAAGATCGAAGAGACACAAAATGCATTGGAAGAAGCTCGTAAGCAACTCGACGAAGCGATCGCCGAGGCCGCCAAGAAACGAAGCGACACCGGCGAATCATCCACCAACTCCATCGACGACCTCATCGAACGCGTCCAAAACCAACTCGCCGGACTCGGCGGCACGCTCCGCCAATCCGGCGTGGTCACCCGAGGCACCTTCAATGCACTGGCTGTCCAGAGCTTGGCAGGTAGTGATCCAACCGCCGAACGCACCGCCAAAGCCAGCGAACAAACCGCCAAGAACACCAAACAACTCGTCACCGCCGCCCAGACCGGCGGCTTGACCTTCGCATGATGGATCAATCTTCAGGAGATGCTGAGTAGATGTCAAAATCCAAGGAAATGCCACGGATAGCCAGATTCGCACACGATACAGGCGAGAGCGCATCGCCTTGATTGAACCCGGAAAGAAAGAGACCCAAGAAGATGTTCGGATTGAACTTATTTAGTTTTCGCCACACTGCGGGATCGTCTGTCAGGCGGTTGAATATGTCGCCAATATGTGCATCAATGCCATATTTGTCTTCCAATCGAGATGAAAGCCGCCAAGAACTTTCACCGCGTTGTCCTCGGCCATCCTTCGTCACGGGATCACCCTTCCTGTGTGATTCCGAAGGTTCGCACCCCAGTATTCGAGTGATCTCATCCGGATCGAGATCAACCCCAAAGAATCGAAGCGTTGCGGTAACCCGTCCGACATTGCCTCCAAGCTTCAAGAACATGCCTTCAGGTCGTTCTCCAATAGCAGGCATCCATTCCGCATTTTTTGATATTTCAGGAGGTAGCCAGTCAAAGTTTGAAGGAGGATCATCAGGTTTCATTGATACATCATATCCAGACAAAAGAGGTATTTCGTGCCCATCACGGTGAATGAAAAGTTTGAGAGCCGACGATCAACCACGGGCGACAACCCGTCGGCTGAACTCGGCTATACGGTGCGTGGAACTGATGACGATCTTGCCGCACGAGCTGCTGTTGAAGCCGCAAGCCCGACGACCTATGACAACCTGCCTCGTCAGGCGGTGGCCGTCGAACCCGTCGGGCCGGAACATTGGGATGCGACGGTGCGGTATGCGCCCAGCCAGCAATCCTCTCCGCCCCAAACCGGCGAGAGTGTGTTCAACTTCGACACCGGCGGCGGCTCTCAGCACATCACCCAATCCAAACAAACCATCGGAACCTACGCCGCCCCGGGTTCAACGGCTCCAAACTTCCAAGGCGGGATCGGGGTGACGGCCGACAGCGTCAACGGCGTGGACATCACCGTGCCCATCTACCAGTTCTCCGAGACGCATTACCTCTCAGCCGCCCAAGTGACCGAGGCGTACAAGGTCCTGCTCTTCGGACTCACCGGCAAGGTCAACAACGCCGGATTCAAGGGATTCGCTGCGGGCGAAGTGTTGTTTCTTGGCGCGTCAGGATCACGCCGGGGCACCGATCCGCAAGACGACTGGGAGATCAGTTTCCGCTTCGCAGTCAGCCCGAATGTGACGGGGCTCGCCGTCGGCCCGATCACCGGCATCAACAAGCAAGGCTGGGAATACCTCTGGGTGCGATACGCCGACGCCGAGGACACGGCCGCCAAAGCGATCGTCAAACGACCCGTCGCCGCGTATGTCGAGCGGGTCTACGACACAGGCAACATGGGAACGATGGGCATATGAACGGCGATCAACTGGGCAAAGTCCGTACCGGCGACCCGCTCAAGATTCCAGCGGGCGCGTACAACGCATTTATCGATACGGCCATCGCACATCAATCCCGCGAGCGCAACACGATCGCCGACGCGCACCGCGAACTCAACCAACGCGGCATGGTGCTTGTCCGCAATGACTCTGGCATCGAGCTGTCCGCGCACCACGCACTGGCGATCACCGGCGTGCTCATCGAACCCAACACGAACGACGATGAACGCACCTTTCAATCACGCACACCAATCAAGGGCGACATCGCCAATATCGGCTCGCCGCCGATGGCGTTTGTGATTGTGCAGCAACCGATCCAGCCGGGCAAGCTCGGCCTGTGCGTCATCAGCGGCACCACCCCAGCCCGCGTCCATGTGCTCAACTCCAGCGATGAAACCTGTGAACTCCGCGCGGGCGAGACAGCACTCGTCTCAAGCCCGATCGGTGGCGCACCGATCCTCTGGAAAGAACCGGGCACCGGCGAACGCTGGGCGGTGATCGAACTCGGTCGCCCATCGCTTGGCCGCATCACCGCAATCCTTGGCGCGTCGCAACCGATTCCCACCGAAGCCAACCGCTGGCGATACCAATGGGCCGAAGCCAAACTCGACGGCGACCCAGGCAGCGAAACCTACCTGAGATATGTTCCGCTTGGCGGCGGACTCGGTTCGGGAAATGACCCATCACGCATGGCCATCAATCGATTCGAGGCCCATCACTGGAACGACTCAATACCCGGCACTGGGTTTGAGGGCTTGCTCGGACTCGGCCCTGTATGCGATCTCCCCGGCGTACTGCACAACTGCCCGCCCGCGCGTTCGCTCGAACCACGGCTCGCGCCCGTGCCCGAAGGCATCACGGTTCAACTCATCTGCGAGCGTGATTCACTGGGTAATCCGGTGTGGATTTTCGAGGCGATGAGTTGCATCGAGATCGTTGATCCCGCTGATGGCGATCGCAAGTTCAACTTGCTCGCAGCCGGAGGTGCGGGATGACGATCGCACTCAACACACAACGGGATCATGAACGAAGAAAATATGTCGAGCTGGCATCTCGCCCCGGTTCGTCCTACGGCTCAACCAACCACGGCCAGCACGCGGTCCCCATCGTGCAACGATGGATGCCACGATTGGTTGTTGACTTTGGCTGTGGCCGAAACGACTTCATCCATCACCTTCGCCGACTCGGC